TTAATCGATGGCAAATTCAAACAGAGTATTCGTTTCTCCAGGTGTCTACACATCAGAGAAAGATTTAACATTCGTGGCACAGAGCGTCGGAGTAACAACTTTGGGTTTAGTGGGTGAGACTTTAAAAGGTCCAGCATTCGAACCATTGTTGATTACGAGTTTCGACGAATTTAGAACATATTTTGGTGGTACTTCTCCCGTAAAAGACGAGGGTGGAAACCTAAAATATGAATTACCTTATGTGGCAAAATCTTATTTACAAGAATCAAACCAATTATTTGTAACCAAAATCTTAGGATTGACTGGATACAAACCATATAAATCATTCGGTATTAAAGCATTAGGTGGAGTTGTTGTAGACACAACCGCAACACCAACAGAAGATTTATCTTACATGGACCCGAGAACATTAACGGGAATGACTAACAGTGGGTTCTACACACATTTAAATGGTGTAAATTCATGGTCAGGTAACACATTAGCAAGTTACATTAGAACTCAATTTAGTGGATATACTCCATCAAGTGGGAACAATGGATATTGGTTCACAATTGGTTTAGTACCAGCTGATGAATTAACTTCATTAGACTCATCTAAAGAAGTTGACTCTCCTTTAACAGGTAATAAAACAGATGGTAACAGTAACGGTAAAGAGTGGTACAACACATGTTTCCATAAAACAGGTAGTACCGATTCAACAATCGATGCGGTTTATTCTTACCTTTTTGTCTACAATAGTACTGACCAAGCATTTGATGTTAAGAGATTTTCATATCCTGCTTCATTAAACACTGATTATGCTAATACCGTTATTGCGGTGTTAAGATCAAGAGGTCACTATGATAATACACAACAGTTAATATTAGAAATGACGGATAATAGTGATTTCACATTATCTTTAAGTCCTGATTTCGATGTTACATCAAATCCATTATCAGAATTTGTTATCAACGCAAATGGTGCTACAGGTGGAGCAAAAGAATTCACATGTTCTCTTGACACTACATCAACAAAATACATCACTAAAGTTTTAGGTACAGGTGTATTTGATAAAACTTACAGAGATTATCCACTTTATGTACATGAAGTGTATCCTAATTTATTAAGTGCTGCATACGAGAGAGGTGAAATTAGAGGTATAAGTTTAGATGAAGTTTACAATTTAGAAGGAGATAGATTCTTAACACAATATGATACCACAATATCACCAATGGTTGTTTCAGAAGTAAGAGGTGGTAAAGTTTCAGACTTATTCCAATTACAAACAATTTCTGATGGTGAGGCTGCAAACTTTGAAATTAAAATTACAATTCAAAACATTAACCTTGAAACTGGTGATTTTGATGTGTTAATTCGTGATTTCAATGATACTGACGAAAATATCGTAGTATTAGAAAAATTCTCAAGATGTTCAATGAATCCTGATTTACCAGGTTATATCGGTAGAAAAATTGGTACTTCTGATGGTGAATATGAATTACGTTCTAAAATCGTAACATTAGTTTTAGCCGACAATCACCCTGTTGACGCAATTCCTGCTGGTTTCAAAGGTTTCACAACTGAAACAAACTTCTCAGGTAAAACTCAAGGTGGTATCGTTTATAAAACACAATACCAAGATGCTGGTGATGTTGTAAGATACAATTCCGATGGTTCATCAATTATTGAATCAGGAGATAAAATTAGAAAAGTATCTTTAGGTATGTCTTCTCAAGTTGGATATGATAGAGATTTATTGAAATTCAAAGGTACAACTGCTGATGAATATACATATGGTTTCCACTTATCAACAAATGCATCTACAATCACAGGTGCAACTCCAAGTGGATTTATGTTCAAAACAACTCCATATAATTTAGAAGGTAATGACAAGGGTAAATTAGGAACATTAGCTAATCGTAAATTTACAATGGCGGTTTCTGGTGGTTTTGATGGTTGGGACATTTACAGAGGTGTAAGAACTTTTGGTGATGGTTTCATATTCGGAAAATCTACATATGTAAGTGGTAACACAAACAATGGTGGTGTATTCGATACATACAACGGAAACTCAGATTACTATTCATACTTACAAGGTATTAATACATTTGCAAACCCTGAAGCGGTAGATATTAACGTATTTGCAACTCCAGGTATTAACTTCTACGACCAAAGTTCATTAGTTAACCAAGCAATTGACATGATTGAAAACGATAGAGCGGATTCATTATATATTATGAACTCACCTAACGTAACAGGAACAACCGCAGCTGAAGATGTTGTAGGTTTCTTAGATGATGCTGCTATTGACTCTAACTACTCAGCAACTTACTGGCCTTGGATTCAAGTAAGAGACGTAGATAACGCTACTCAACTTTACATTCCACCAACAGGTGAAGTATTGAAGAATATCGCTTTAACAGATAATGTATCTTACCCATGGTTCGCAGTTGCTGGTTACTCAAGAGGTTTAGTAAACGCAATCAAAGCGTCTAAAAAATTAACTTTAGATGAAAGAGATGAACTTTACAAAAATAGAATTAACCCAATCGCTACATTCTCAGATACAGGTACAATCATTTGGGGTAACAAAACTCTTCAAGTTAGAGAATCTGCATTAGACAGAATTAACGTAAGAAGATTGTTATTAAGAGCTAGAAAGTTAATTTCAGCTGTAGCGGTTAGATTATTATTTGAACAAAATGACGAACAAGTAAGAAATGAATTCTTGAGATTGGTTAATCCAATTCTTGAATCAATTAAGAAAGAAAGAGGTTTATATGAGTTCCGTGTAACCGTATCAAATGATCCAGAAGATATTGATGCAAATACATTGAGAGGTAAAATTTACGTTAAACCAACTCGTTCTCTTGAATTTATCGATGTTGAGTTCATTATTACACCAACAGGAGCTTCATTCGACAACGTTTAATCTCTGATGGGATATATTAAAAAAAGAAGGGAGGACTTTAGGTCCTCCTTTTTTATATAAAAACCTTTACAGGTTGGATAGTAATGTTCCACGAGGAACCAATTTTTATAACAATTATACTTTTATACTTCACCCAGAATACTGGAACTAGATATACTAGTATTTATTATTATATTTTATATTAATTAAGAAAAGCTTTATTATTTATTCTGGAACTAGATACTGGAGCCTGTAAAAAACTAATGAAAAAAATTGATAAAATCAAGTCCTTCTGAAGAATAAACCAAAAAAAAATTATTTCCAATTAGGATATATTTATAAGAAAGTAAAAATAACAAAAAAAACTTAACAAATACAACATGGCAGATTTATTAATGAAAATGCCGGCTCCATATGAGCCGAAAAGAGTTAACCGATTTATCGTTAGATTCGACTCATCTTTGGGTATCAACGAATGGTTCGTAACCTCAGCAGCTAGACCTAGTGCAAAAATTAACTCAGTTGCAATTCCTTTCTTGAACACTTCAACATATGTTGCTGGTAGATTTGAGTGGAATGAGATTCGTGTAACATTTAAAGACCCAATTGGACCTTCAGCGTCTCAAGCCTTAATGGAATGGTTCCGTTTACATGCGGAGTCTGTAACAGGTAGAATGGGATATGCTGCTGGATATAAGAAAAACGTAGATTTAGAAATGTTAGACCCAACAGGTGTTGTGGTTGAAAAATGGAAATTAGAAGGTTGTTTCATCACTGATTTGAACTTCAATGAACTTGATTATTCAAGAGATGATTTAGCATCAATCACATGTTCTTTAAGAATGGATAGATGTATCCAGATTTACTAATAATAAAATAATCTGTCATATATGGAAAGGTGTTATTTATATAACACCTTTTTTATTTTATAAACTTTACTTTACCATAGTTATTAGTTAAATTTAGACTATGGAACAATTAAGAATAGACCCTTCAATCGCTTATGACGTTGTTGAATTACCAAGTAAAGGTATTCACTACGCAAATAAAAAGAAATCATTACGAGTTGCGTATCTAACCGCATCCGATGAAAATATTTTAGCTGCACCAAGTTTAGTGTCAACTAACAGTGTAGTTACGGAATTATTGAAAAGAAAAATTTTAGATAGAGACATTTCAGTTGATGAGATTGTTGAAGAAGATAAACAAGCTATTTTAATATTCTTAAGAAATACCGCATTTGGTGCCGAATATAAAATTACTGCGGTTGACCCTAAAACCGATGAACAATTTACATTTGATGTTGATCTTTCATTATTAAAAGTTAAAGATTTTAATTTAAAAGAAGACTCAAATGGTGAATATACATATTTTATGGAAAGGTCAAAGAAAGAAGTAACATTCAAATTTTTAACTCAAAAACAAGAAAACGAAATCAAAGACATTGAAAAAAGTTGGGGAGGTTTAGGAATTGCTCCTGTTGTAACAAAACAACTTGAAATGATGATTCAATCAGTTGCGGGTATTAGAGATAATATGTCAATTAGAGATTTTGTTGAAAATTTACCAATTAAAGATTCACAAGACTTCAAAAAATACGTTAGAGAAAATAAACCCGGTCTCGATTTGACCCAAACAGTAAACACCCCGTCAGGAGACACAATCCAAGTTGAAATTGGGTTCGGGGTTGAGTTTTTTCGTCCTTTCTACGGATTATAAAAAAGGACAATTAGACGAATTTTTATTCTTAATTAAAAGAGGTTTCACATATGGTGACATTCTCACCATGCCAGTTTGGGAAAGACGTTACTACGTTAACTATTTAATAGAATTAGAAAACAAACAATAATCTATTTATAGTTATGGATAGCAAAAGATTAGGCGAATTACTTAAACAGCATAAATCTAATAGATCAGCGTTTATTAGTGCGGTTACTTCCGAAGACTCGAACGCAACCGCCTCTTCAGCTGGTAGTTTATGGGATACGGCATATGCTTCACAAGCAGCCGCATCAAAAACAAATACCAAAACTACATCAACAACTACAAGCTCAAATGTAACGGGTAATTTAGCTGAAGGACTTAAAGGTGCTTTAGATGTCTTTAAATCGACATCGAGTTACGGTAATGTAAGTGACAAAGAGGTTTACAATATTTCTAGTGTTTTAGAAACAATATCAAAAGATGGATTATCGGCTAAAACTGTTTTAGCAGGTATGGGAGACATCGTAGAACAAATATCTAATCAATTAACTATTGAATCTCAATTAAGAACGGATATAAATGAAAAAACCGGACTCGCGGGTGATTTATCAAAAGTAGTAAGACAAGATATTGTTGAATCAACAAGTCAAGCTATTAGATTTGGTTATGGTATAGATGATATTACAGGTGCATATCAGAAATTAATTGAACAAAGTGGAAGATTTAACATAGTTAATCAAACTACATTAGAGGGTTCTTTAGGTGTATCAAGAGCGTTTATCGGTGATTATAAAGAAATAGGTGAAGTATTCAATGAATTTGAAAAAGTTGGATTTGGTGCGAGAGATTCTATTAAAGCAATTGAAAAAGCGGGTACCGAATCACAAGGTTTAGGATTAAGAGGAAAAACTACAGTTAAAGACATAAGGGATAATATAGAAAAATTAAATCAATTTGGATTTCAAAAAGGAATTGATGGTTTAGCTCAAATGTCAAGAAAGGCTACCGAATTCAGAATGAGTATGAATGAGGCATTTAAGGTGGCTGAAAGTGTAATGGATCCCGATAAAGCAATCGAATTATCCGCAAACTTACAAGTATTAGGTGGTGCTATTGGGGCGTTTAATGACCCATTAAAATTAATGTACATGGCCACAAATAATGTGGAAGGTTTACAAGACGCATTAATTGAAGCTGCTGGTAGTTTAGCGACGTATAACTCAGAACAAGGTAGATTTGAAATTACAGGTGTTAATTTAAGAAGGGCCAAAGAAATGGCTAATCAACTTGGAGTTGATTATAGAGAACTCACCAAGAGTGCAATTGCTTCACAAGAAAGATTGGCGGCAAGTAGTGATTTAATGGCAAGAGGGTTTGATATGGATGAAAAGGATAAAGAATTCTTAATCAACATGTCAAGAATGGACGGAGGTAGAATGGTTATTGATGTACCAAAAAGTTTGCAAGATAGTTTAGGTATAAAAGATACTCAAGTTGCATTAACCGATTTAACCGACGCACAGGCACAAAGATTAAAAGAATACCAAGAACAAATGAGTAATATGACCTCAGAAGAGGTTGCAAGAGATCAATTTGAATCAATCACAAATATTCAAAGAGATGTCAATTCAATTGTTACAATGGCAAGAATTAGATTATCTAGTGGTATCAGAGGAGACGATGGTCCAATACAATTAGATAAAATTACAAAAGGAATACAGAAAGATTTAACAGAATACACCAACAAAGTACAAAAAGGTGAAAGCGGAACCGTTATTGAGGATATGAAAAAAGGTATCCAAGAAAAATTAGATTTCGTAAAAGCAACAGGATTTGGTGGAACTGCAATGTCAACAATTGAAAGTCTACAGAAAAAATTAGTTGATATAACAGGAGGTAACAATACTAACAATGGTAAATCAACACCAAACACATCACTACCAGATAGAAAAATTACTGTCAACCACAATTTAGGAATATCTCAAACTATTACCGATGCCGCAAGTCAAGCATTATTACAGAACAAAGATATTTGGTCAGATGTATTCCAAAGACAGGAAAAGGACTACTTGTCACTTTAAGTAGATGATAAAGTTTTTACCTAATAATCTATTTATAATAAAAGAATAATTAATGCCAAGTTTCTTAAATTTCGACTCAACAAAATCCGAGAGGGACAAA